AGGCTAATTCTCTCAGTGCTGCCGCTGGCTAGCGCAAGCGTCGTTTCTTTCGGAATAGCCAACTCAACGGCCAGCGATGTCGGCGTCATGTCGTGGTCATCGAGCCAACGTTGAAGCGGTGTGATCGAATAGCGAAGCGGGGGTGCGGTCAATGAAACACCTGCCAATGTTTTAAGGTTTTTGTTGCTGTTGATGATATTATACCACGCTTAAATTGCATTTGCAAACACTGGTTTTTTGGCGGTGGCGTAAATCGGCGCGTTATTACGCCGGTTTTGGCGAAATGTGGCGTGGTATCGCGCCTATTACAGATACGTTGATTTTTTGAGGGTAATAAAAACAACAGCTTATGCAAATTGTACATTTTTTTTATTTTTTTTTCACGTTAACGTCATCGTAGAACGATTTGGGTCGTTTACTCGTTGATACACGGCGAACACCTGCACAAAGTAGCACCACTTTACTACAGTACGCTAATCGTCGAACTCGCGCAAATAAAAAAGCGGCCGCCACAGGACTATCCTGCAACGACCGCCTAGCTGTTAACCTACCCCGTAGGAGCAGATTAATCCGAATATACGAGATCCATCGCTGGCTGCAAAGCCAACAGCACCTTTAACAGTTGTCGGGCGGTGCCTGGCACCTCGCACTCGCCCCGTTCCCAACGTCCTATCGTCTGAATCTTGCACCCCATTGTCTTGGCGAACTGAGTTTGCGTCTGGCCGAAATGGGCGCGCAGCTGCCGCACCTGCTGGCCCGTCAGATCGTCAGGTAGTTGGTCTACGTTCAATGTAATCGTCGCTCCTGCCATTATACTAACTCTCCTCGATGTCTGTTTCATTTTGCAAACGTAAGCTTTGCCATCCTCGGCCCGTTTTCCGCATATGCGTGCCAGCGGGTTCCTTTTGCGTAACGTGGTTCCACGAAAGGTTAAAGGTTTTCTCACAGCACTGAGCATTGTATTGTGAATTAGCCTTTGAGATACCAAGCGGCTTATTGCAATTAGGGCATTGGACCATCTCATCTTGCGGCCAATAATGCTTCAGTTTAACATTGCCGTTCGTATCATCGTACAAACACCATCCAACTTTAGCCCAATCTGGAAAACTATCAGCCATTGGCTAATCCTCCTCCATCATTTCTTTTCGTACAGAACGGCTACACGCTTCAGCCTCGTCTTTTGTTGTGAAATATTTTAAATAACTATCGTGCAACCCATCGTCTACGAATCCACGTTCTATTACGCTGTCTAACTCTGCCACTATGCCATCGGCATTCAAATCGAGAACTTGTATCCGATCAGAAAAAGCATCAAACACTTCGACTTTGTAGATCTTCATGGCTATTGCTCCTCGTTTAGTATGTAGTCGGTTGCGTTGTCGGTCAGCAAATTGCGGTCTTCGTAATATTGCATCGTCGTCGTGACGCTAGCGTGGCGCAGATGACCTTGCACTTGCTGCGGTGTCGCGCCGCCCTCCATCGCCAGCGTCGCGCAGGTATGGCGGAAAGAATGGGGGGTCATACGGATATCCAGCATATCGGCGTAGCGCAGGACGGTGCGATAGGCGGTGTCAACAGAGATGCGCTGGCCTTTGTTGCGGGTGAGACTAATCCAGACAGCGTCGCAATCAACGCCAGCGGTATCGAGCGCCTTGCGGTAGCGATCCAACGCCGCCACGACGACGGGCGACAGCTTGACCGACTGCGGGGTGCCGCTCTTTGTGACAGGCAACTCTAATACGACGTGACCGGCTTCATGGTGGATAAGCGACCAGTTCATCGACACCACCTCAGAGCGCCTCAGACCCGTATACAGCAGCGTCCGCAGCATCGCTTGGTCACGTATTCCACGTAGGCCTGTCTCAGCGTCTGCGGCGGTTAAGATGGCGCTGATGTCATCGGTGCTAATCGTCTTGCCGCGGAGGGTGCGTTGGGGTTTGAACCCCTTAACCAGCGCAGCATCCGCAGGGTTGGTCGGCAACGCACCAGCCGCTACCAGCACTTTATACAATGCGCGGATGCTGGAGAGCTTGCGGTTGACCGTTGCCGGTTTAGCGCCGCCATCCGATAGCTTGTTGCGGTAGCTAATCACATCAGCAAACGTGATGCGGCGGCAATCGTCCAGCGTAATCACATCGGTGCCGAAAAACGCGCAAAGATCGGCGTGGTAAGCTTTGCGCGTCTGGGCCGTCAGTTGACCAGCGAGGAACGGCGACAGCACGTCGTTGTTGTCGATGCCGGTCGCTGGCATGGTGGTAGGTAAGGAAAGGACGGTCATTTGGCTGCCTTCCTGGCGCGACTACGTGCGCCCAAACTCCATCTGTTGCAATCTTTACATGCGCTAAAATACGAACCGTTGCTGCGTTTATTAAACTGCGACAGCGATTGCTGCCGCTTGCAGAGATAGCACTGTCGGCTGTCGTCGTCGTGCTGCAATCGTTTGCCGTCTTTGTAACGACGCAAAACAGCAGCACACGCACGACAAAAACCGAAATGTTTGTCGTCAGTATCGACAATGCGACGAGTGTGGTCGTCGGTGCCGCATCGCGGACATTGACCGCGTGTGAGCAAGACAGCGTTAGTCATTCGGCACCGCCTAACTCGGCGACGCACTCAGCGCGCAGGTCGTCAATCAACGCATCCAACTCACACGTAAACTGATCATGCAGCGCCGACCACGTCGACGCATCGCCCTCGCCCTGCGACCGGCGGTATAGCGTCTGGATGGAGACGAGGTCAACGAGAATCTCTTGCTTAGTCATTGCTGATTTGTCCAATCTTTTAGCTCTTCGTCCGACTCCTCGCGCTGGAAGGGTAGGGTGTAATTGCAATCGTGGCCGTCGTCCATCAACTCCTCGCTGATCCATACGTCAATGCTTTCGTCGCCGATCAAAATGACGTGGCCGTTTTTGAGGACTAAGCGGTCAAGGTTTTGATATTCGACGGTCTGAGTTGCGATGTTAGTGTCAAATGCCATGAGATTATATCCTCCATGATTCATGGACCCAATCGGCCAAGAATGCCGATAAGCCGTCAGTCGTTGTCAAATCGAATTTCGCGACATGGTCAATCAATGCAGTAGAGTTATCGAAGTCACGCATGTATTCCACATCGTCGTCCAGCCCATAGTTCGCTTGGTCATACAGCACAGCCGTGACTCGTTGAGTGACGGTGTCTGGGCTTGAGCCGACATCTTCCGTCGTGCCGACCATAATCAAATGGTAGGCGTCGTTGCCTTCGCTGTCTTGCCGCACAGGCCCGAATAGCAACGCTGGGTAGTTGCAACCGCCGCCTGTTTCCATCCACGTCCAACCTGCGCGGTCGTAGTATTTGGCTACCTGTTGGTCAATTCCACTGGATTGCCACTGAATGTCTTGAGTCATGGCTAGGCCTCCTCTGCGTCGCCGTTGCCCGTCGGAACAAAGACGTGGTTGACAGCAAACTCGTATGCTTTGTCCATTTCAACTTCAGCCTCATCGGCAATGCGGCGGTCGTCGGGCAATGGGCCATAGATGGACGTGAAGGCGGTGTCCATCACTGGCGTTTTCCTGTCGCAGTATTCTGAGGAATAATTGGTGGGGTCAACGACCGGACGGGCGCTGTCGTCAAAATACAGCGCACACATCTCGCCCCATTCGGTCAAATGGGCTGTACTATGCGGCACGGTGTCGATCAGCGCGTCACGCATCATCAATGCAAACTGGTAGCCCAGCACCGCCGTCAGCGCACAGCCGTAGACGTCGGTGGTATGGTGGTAATGGTCGCCGTCGTCGCTCATCACAAAGACGGTGTAGCGGTCGCTGTCAGAATCTTCGCGGTCAGCAGGATCTTTGTAATCAACGAACAGCTGGACGTAGAAATTACCGTTGCCTATCGGCGTCGTCATCACTGACGGGCAGACATCGTTGCCGGACGACGCATTGATCAAACCGTCGGGCACATCAATGTCCGACATCGTGCGGTCGGCCCATGCGTCGTAAGGGTTGGTGTTAGTCATTATCCGACTCCTTTTGTTCGCCCATTTGACGCAGGGTGTCGTGGGTGTAAAGGCTAATGTCGTCCGATGGCAATTGAGTCCGCTGCGCGAAAGGCAGGTCGAACCGTTCAAAATCGACGCCTTCAAAAACCAAGCTGCTGCCGTCGTTGAACGTGTAGATCGATACCTCATTCGCCCAATCTTGATCCTCTGCGGCCTCGCTGGACATTGATTCAATCGCCGCCATCATGGCCACCGAATCGCCGTTGTTTTGAATCTCGATCTTATGCGCGATGCTCGTTTTCATAATCAAAACCCCTCATGGGTAATAGGTTAACAACTGGGGTCAATATATCAATATGATAGATCAGTGTCAAGATTTATTTTGCGATTACTATCTATCACAGTGGTGTAATCCAATTCAATCTAATCAAAACCAATCAATCTAATCTAATCTAATCCAAATTATATTGCGGCCAGTAGGGGTATATGCTGTCATAGCAGTGCCGACGGCGACCGGCAGCACGACGCCAGCACGACGCCAAGCGACGACTACGACGCCGAAAATACTTAGGACACGGACTTGCGCTAATATATCATTAAGGTATATATTCCTTATAGCTGTTAACCTATACCTTAAGGGGTACGATATGTATACGCACTTTAGTATGGTTACCGACGACGACGACGGTAACAACGAGCACTATTTCTCGTGGAGTAGTTGCGAGCGTTGCCACAGCGATTTGGGGGGCGACAGATATGACTACGTCGCAAGAGACGCAAACGACGACATAGTTGAGTTGTCGATATGCGTTGATTGTGTTTTCGACGTGGAAGGTGTCTAATGGATAAAGCACAAGGCATAGAGATAGGGCGTGCTGCCGCAAGCGCCGACGTCGCACAAGTTAAGGCGCTATTGTCGGCGCTTATAGCCGACGGCGACGTTAACCGTCGCGGAACATGGTCATACTTTGCAAATAAGACGCTAGCGTATCTTGACAATAAAGCGCCGTCGCCGTTCGCCGTGTGGAATTTGAACGGCAATATAAAGCTGCCGTTTGCCGCCTTTTCCGCATTGCCACAAGTAACGTGTGGCGGCGCTGGCGATTGTTTGAAATGGTGTTATAGTTTCAAGTCTTGGCGATATCCGGCACCTTATTTTCGGCAATTGGTTAACACTTTGCTTATGGCGACGGCGCACGGTCGCGACATTATATCGTCGGCAACGGCTAAACTGCCGGAAAACATTGAAATCCGGTTATACGTTGACGGTGATTTTGCCGACGTCGGGCAAGTGGCGTATTGGATGGACGAAATACGCAAGCGCCCCGATTTGTCGGTCTATGGCTATAGCAAGTCTTGGCGTGAATTGTTGGCGTACGACGGCGCTTGGCCGACTAACTACTTGCTGAATTTGTCTAATGGTGGTAACGCCGAACACTTGCGCGACGCCGTCGCTAAATTGCCCATTGCAAGGGGTGATTTCTTGACGGTCGATATCGACAGCAAGCTTGCGGGTAAATACGACGACAAAGCGTATAAGGCTGCTGTCAGGGCGTCGGCAAAGAGCGCCGGTATTGACAAGGCGTTTATTTGCCCGGGCAAGTGTGGGGCGTGCACTAAGTCAGGTCATTTTTGCGGTCGCAGTGATACAAGGGGCGTCGCCGTCGTGATAGGTGTCCACTAATGGCATTTATAGGCGAGTTAATCGGCGAGTGTTTTTTGTATATCTTGGTTGGTATTTACGCGCTGTACACGACTAAAAGAGACGGCAAATAAGCGATAGCACGACGATAGCACGACGACAAGCGCCGACGGCAGATAACAACGCCGTCGGCGCTTTTTTGTGTGGGCAAATGGACGTCGAGATCTCAGGCGACGGCTGCCGACGACGACAAGGGGCGCTGATGCTGCGACGGCGTGACGGCGTGATAGGCGTGCTTGATAGCATAGGCGACGTGCGACGGCGTGGTGATATGTAGCGACGCAATCACACGCAATCGCCTATAATCAATTCACGCGCGCTCTTCTATAGGCCGTCGTCGTCGGTCGGTCGGTCGGCGTCGTTTGGCGTCGCTTAATCGGTCGGCAAACGGCGTTAATGCATTAAAAGAGCAATTATCGTGCATTTATTTTCAAGGGTAAAAACGGCGCAAATCGGCGCAGATCGTCGTATTCCTGGCGCAGCTGGCGGCGATCTAAGGCGAAGCGACCAGGGCCGTCGAAAACCGAATCGAACCCGTATATACCCGCCCATACGTGGCCCCTGCCCAGCACCACCGCTCGTGGCCCTCGTCTGAACGTTACCCCCGTCGTTGCCGACGCGGCCCTCGATGCGGATCGTTGCTCCGGCTGGCAGCGTGCGTCGCCTGGCGCTGTAATATTTTTTGAATTTTTTTACGCTGGACGGTGGGGCCGTTGTACAACGTTGCCAACGTAGTACGACGAAGGGCCTGACTGCCGCAAGCAGCCAAGCCCTCCAATGACAACCTTCAAAATTCCAACGCTCGTCGTTGTACAACGTTTGCCGTCGCTAGCGTCGTTGTTGTACAACGCTAGCTACGTTGTCCTTCCTTACCTACAACATGTAGTCATTGTCAGCAATGATGTACAACGGTGCCGACGTTGTACCAACGTTGTACGACGCCCTCACGTTGTACAACGTTGGAAAACTTAGCTACTAACGTAGCTTCGTTTTCGCGACGTGCCCTGGAAATTTAATGATTTTTTCGATACTTGTCAAGTGTGCAATTTTTGCACCCATCACCCGTTTGTTCACTTTCGCTGGAATTTGACCTTAGTATTTTTGGTATATGATGACGTCGTATACCGCCGATAACTGGCCGTCGCAACGCTGGCCTAACTTCGCTCAACGTGAGATGATTTGCTCTCATAGCGGCGAGTGCCGGTTGGACCCGACGTCGATGGACTGCTTGCAGCGCCTGCGTAATGCGGTGGGGGTGCCGTTGCCGGTCTCCAGTGCCTACCGGTCGCCGGACCATCCGGCCGAGGCATCGAAGGAGCGTGGCGGCTCTCATACACTGGGCCAGGCGTTTGACGTGGTCTGTCGCGGCGCTACGGCGTATAAGGTCGTTTCGGTGGCGATGGACGCTGGTTTTACCGGCATCGGCGTTAAGCAATCTGGCGAGGGGCGGTTTATCCACCTCGATACGATTACGCATTTAGACGATTTTCCGGCCGAGCGGCCGACGATCTGGAGTTATTGATGGCGCTGGAGTTGTTGCCTGTGAACTTGACCGAGGCAAACGACTACGTTACCAGCTTTCATCGCCACAACAAGGCTGTTCAAGGTGGTAAATTTGCTATTGGAGTTACGGACGGTGAAGGTTTGGTTGGCGTAGCGATAGTTGGACGACCGATAGCGCGAATGCTGCAAGATGGGCATACGGCTGAAGTTAGTCGCGTTTGCACGACAGACGATAGTCCAAAAAACGTTTGCTCAATGTTGTATGCGGCGTGCTGGAGAGCCTGGAAGGCGATGGGCGGCAACCGGTTAATTACCTATACGCTGGTCGAGGAGGACGGCACGTCGGTAAAAGCGGCTGGATGGCGTGTGGTTGGTGAGACCGCAGCGCGTAAGCAAGGCAAAGGAGCATGGACCTGCAATACTCGCGCCAGAACATGGAATCCGCTGTACGGCCAATTGAAATTACGTTGGGAAGCAGCATAGCATGGCGCTGACGGATCGACAGTTGGAGGCGGTGCAGCTGGTCGTCCTTGACCGCTGGAACCCCAAGCTGGTCAACGACAAGATCGCCAAGACGGTCGGCGTTGAGAAGTCGACGGTGTTCCGCTGGCGCAAAGACCCTGAGTTCGATGCGGAGTTGCAAAAGCAGTTGGAGCGCGACCGCCAGGACTTCGACGAGGTGCCGTTGGCGTGGAGAAAAAACCGCGTTTTGGCGCTGGAACGGCTCTACGACAAGATCGACGACCAACGTATTTCGCTTAAGCTCAAGGTTCTCAAAGAGATACGCGAAGAGGTCGGCGATCACCGCGTACAAGTCGATCATACCGTCGAGATCAAGGGCATCAACCTGCCGCCGCGTGCGGAGTCGTATGAGGAGTGGGTCGCCCAGAATCGTCAGATGACCGACGCAAACTTAGTTGAGGAAGCAGTTACGTGACGACGTGGCGACCGCAGCCTGGACCCCAGGAAAAGGCGATCCGCGCTTCGTTCGTGGACGAGTTGTTTTTCGGTGGGGCGCGTGGCGGTGGTAAGTCGGAGTTTTTACTGGGTGACTACCTCGCCGATGTCGATACCTACGGCGAGCATTGGAAGGGCGTCTTGATACGACGCACCTACCCTGAGTTGGACGAGATCATTGACCGGTCGCGTATTATCTTCCGCGACGCCTACCCCGACGCCGAATACAAGGTCGGGACGCATCAATGGCAGTTCGCTAACGGCGCGGTCTTGAAACTGCGCCACTTGGAAAACGAGGCCGACGCCGACCATTTCCAAGGGCAGCAATACAGTTGGATCGGATGGGATGAGCTAACGAGTTGGACCGACATGAAAGCCTACCACAAGCTCAAGGCGTGCTTGCGGACAGGTTCCGCGACGATACCGAATAAGCGCATACGGTCGTCGGGCAACCCTGGCGGTGCCAACCACGGCAACATTAAGAAATACTTCATCGACGCAGGGCCGGAGTCGTCGATTGTTGAAGGCGACGACGGCATGAAGCGGATGTATATCCGCAGCCTCGTCACCGACAACAAGATTTTACTGGAGCGCGACCCTGGCTACATCAAGCGGTTGGAGGGCGTTGGCGACGAGGCACTGATCGCCGCATGGCTGAAAGGCGATTGGAACGCTTTTGTCGGTCAATACTTCACCAACTGGGACGCGAAAAAGATTGCGGTACCGTCGTTTGAGATACCGGATCACTGGCCGCTGTTTGGCGGCATGGACTACGGCGAGGCAGCACCGACCAGCTATGGACTCTATACCGTCGATTACGACAGCAACGTCTACCGACTATGCGAATA